GTAGCACCATCGACATCGATACTAGATGTAATACTATTGCCTGAACCTTGTACTATCCAATCTAAATCAAGGTTTGCAGCTAATGCTGTCATCGCATGGTTTAATGTGGCTGTGTTTGTATTGCCTGTAAACTGAACATTTACGTTAGAACCGTCAGCCCCAGTGGCATTAGTCTCATCAGTAGACATATTAAATGTATTGGTGTCACCTATGAATGAAAAATAACCTGTATAGTTATCTGCCCATATATCACCAAGAAATTTATTAGTATTACCTTTTTGTAAAATATCTAAAGTCATACTTGTACCATCTAAATCTAGCGGTGTCATATTAGAAGCACCAGCTGTTGCATCGGCACCGCCTATAATATTACCGCTACCGTTAACTTGTTCTATATCTAGATTAGATGTAGCACCTGACTGATCTATAAATATTTCGTTGTCTGCACTTATTAAATGCAAAGATAAAATTAACAAACTAAACCCAACTAAAATCGCCTTGAAAAGTTCAAGAACTTGTTTTCCAGTATCCTTGTCCATATCCTTCCTCTATTGTTTGTAAAACAGCCGTCTCGATAGCCATCTGTAAAGCAATATTTATAGACTCATTTTCTACTATACCGCTCTCTATTTCAACTAATTCGGTATTGTTTGCATAAAATCTGAACACATCAGAAGATACAGATGCACTTAATATTGACTTAGTTACTAAGACTTCGATTAAAATCTTACCTGTACTTACTGATACTGTGCGCAAAGAAATGGTTACTGAGTCCTGTCTGTATTCTTTTGAAGCACCTATACCTAAGTATCTTGCGCCAGCTCCTCCTGATTTCATGTTAGTTTCGTAACCTACAACACCACCCTCCATCAATAATCCAGCAAACAATAAAGGTTTTACCTTTTGTTTTTCATCAAAGTTTTCTCTGGTAGTACGTATAATTTGTCGTTCTTTAGTTAAATTATCTAAACCTTTGCGTTCTACTACATCAAACACGTTTGAATGTTTTAAAGCTCTTATAAGATAGGCATCAGGGGCCTGGGTGATTGCTGTGCTAAAACTTGCGTATTGACTGTTTGATCTACGTTGACCTGTATCATCTTTAAAAGAGTTGGGGTATACAGCCACTACGGGCTTCCTCAAAGGTTCGGGTACTTCTGCTAGTTCAGTTAGTAAAGAACCTACTTGTGCCGATTCGATACTACGTATGGGTGGCAAACCATTATTTAAAGGATCTACAAGTAATGTACAACTAGAAAGTAAAAGAACCGAGAGGTACGGTAATTTCTGTTGTGTTGCCTTCTTCATCTGTAATTATTAATGTTACTTTGTCATCTTCTACCCTGTATTCTATAGTATTACCTTCTAACTCTAATACACCAAAATCAGATGCTGTTTCGCCAAAGAGACTATCAACTAATTGTCTTGATAGCTGCGCATAAATACGACTTTCCAGATTACGGATAAATCTCGCAAGTGTAGTGTTCTCTGCTTCACGTTCTAAATCTTCTTGGTATGCTTTAATTTCTTCTCTTAAAGCTTCTTTTCTATTGAACTCTTGGTTCTCTATTGTTAGATAATGACTGGAGGTATTTATACCTGAAAAGCTAGGGTTCTTAAACTTGTGCGTCATTTCATCAGCACTTAAATAGCCAATGAACAATGCAACACTAAGGATGCTTAGTGTAATAAAAAGATTATCCCATTTATCCATTAATTTTATAAGTAAGTAATTACTAACCTTACGCTATCTACTGTATCTATCCAAAAAAAAGTTAAATAACCAATCCAACTGAAAGCAATAAAAAAACAACATACCACTGTGTATCTTTTCCAGTTTGCCTGTAATAAATCTATTAATCTATCAATAAAATTAAATACTTTTTGTCTTTTAGATATTTTCTTTTTTCTAGCCATGTTTACTCCTTAATTAAATGCCCAAACAAAAACTGTTAAAAACCCAAGCAAAGATAATACAATGAATGCAATAGAAGTTATCTCTATAGTTCTACCTAGTTTGTCTAGATAGATTGTATGTTGTTTAGGGTTAAACCTTTCGTCTTCATAAATATACTTATCTCTTGAGTATGGTCTTTTCTTTGGCGTAGGTTCAAATATCACATTGTCTATTGATACAAGTTGTTCCTTTTCTATCTGTTTGATTTTTGCTTTATCCATTACGTCTATCCTGTTGTTGTTTAATCGACTCTTCTAATTCCTTCTTGTTTTTTATTTTTTGGTTCTGCTGTTTCATTACTCCCCTCGTTTTCTCTCATCTCCAAAACAGTATTAACCTTTTGTTGTAACCTTATCATGTCTTGATCTAGTAATCTTAATTGATCAGTTAGACGAATGATAGTTGCTTTCATCTCTTGAACAGATGGATCTATCTTATTAGTTATTGTTTGCCACACAAAATATACAAAATATCCCAAACCTACAACCATAACTACTGGAAATCCAAAGTCTGCGACTATTTGAACTATATCCATTTAGTCTCTTCTAGCGTCTATTTTACCATCTTCTACAAAGTTTTCTGCTCTTGCTATACGGTCAAGATCAGGAGGTAAATTCAAAGCACTAGAAACGCTTGTATCTATACGAATCATGTCATTGTTCATAATCGATGCTCTAGTAATTAACATTTTAGTTATACCTTGTACGGTTTGTATTTCACTAATCAAACCATCCATAAGTTGTTTCATAACTAAAAATATAAAATAGGCCATAATAAGTGCGCCAGCAATAGGCAAACCCAATTCAGCGATCAGATTGAACGCTTCCAAGATTAATCCTCGCCTTTAAATTTTTTGCTTTGTCCAGAAGTACCAGCGTAAATACCAAATACTGCCGCCATTGCACCTACAACGACTGATACTAAAGCTGATTGTTCCAAATTAGGGTCAGGTATGGTCATAAACCAGGTAACTACTTTATATAGTAGTATGATGTAGACGCTGACAAATACTCTAGGAAAAATTCGCCAAGCGTCTACGGTTTTAGCTAGATGGACCCATTTTTGAAACGGGTTTACTGACAAGTAGTTAGGGGTGACATCAATATCCAGTTCTAGCTTCTTTTTTATAGATGGTTCGTTTTGTAGCTCCTCTTCCATCATATAAACTTAGTCAAAACTATAGCACCTACTATAAAAGGATAAACACCCCATAGCATGTTTTCTAGTTTTTTAAATTTTTCAGATCCTTCATCAAGACGCTTTTCAATATTTTGATAGCGGATTGCACACTCTTTTTCGTGCATTTCTATTTTATGTAATGCGTCTTGGGATGATGACATTATTTTTCTTTTTTTACTTCAACAGTAGTGTAGGCTTCATTAACATCTGGAGTAGATTTATCATCTGCAACAAACTTACCATCTTCATCTCTAGCTCTTACAGTCTTATCCTCTACGCCTCTGACATTTTGCCACAATTTTTTTAACCAGCTCATATTATTTCTCCTTGGCCTTGCCAATATTTAAAGCCAATAAATCAATTAATTTATATATCTTACCTATCCAAACATCATCCTTAGGAGTTGGTGTAGAAGCGGCTATAAGACTAGCAACTGTTACAATTATAGTAATCCAAGTTATTGCATTAATTAGCATTTCCATTTTCTTCTCCTATTTGTGTTGTCTGTTCACTTACATCCCAACAGTTAAGGTTAGATGCGACTGTTCTTCTTTCTCCCTCACCTTTGAATGGATATACCATGTGTTGTAACCAAGAAGGAAACACTAATAATTTACCTACGGTTGGCTTTATCACAAAAGACTGAGGTGGTCTTAGTCTTTCTGTATTCATCAATTCATTTCTACCATATTGAAAGGCAATATAGCCATCGCAATCACCAGATGTATTATACAAGGAGTAGTTTGGTGATCCAGCAGTAGGTTGTTCTAATATTTGTTGGGGTACTTTGGTCCAACCTGTAGTAGAGATACCCATTATAGTTTTTGTCCCATGGTCGTGAATTGGATTATAGTCGCCTTCATAACTATGGACCGACCATGTTTCATCGATGACTACTGCTTTAGGAGAGGAAAGATGAGAGCCTGTGTTATTGTTAAAAAAGTTTATGTAATCAGCACCAAGACTACAGATAAAATTAGAATATTCTTTTACTCTAGGGTCGTCATTATCCATCAATAACTGTTCACCTTGGGATATTTGTCCCACTAAAGTATTAGCTAATGATTTTTTATTTTGATCCTCTTTATATTCATCTAGGTAATCGTTTAAATCATTCACCATAGTTATAGGCATTTCTGTTTCCATAACGAAAACAGAAGGCATATTATGTACTGTGACTTCTGCCATTAACTAGGTACGTTAAATGCTGCGTCTGGTGTACTTACTGTTGGTGGATTTGTAACTACACTATCTACTTGACTAGCAAAAACTGCATCCCATTGTGATACAGGACAAAGTGCTACTAAATCTGCATTACTCCAACTGCCTTTTGCTTTTAAAGTAAAGTTAGTAGTTTCTGCACCTGTTACAGAATTAACATCTTTTTGTTTTACCGTAGTAGAAAAAGTGAATGTGTAGTAAGTAGAATCACCTTCATTTCCGTTTTCGTATTTCATTTCTATATCCCATTTATCAACTTTGCTATTGCTGTTAATGTATGGAGTACACTTTGTTATTGCTTTTGTTACTGCCATTTTTTACTCCTTAATGTAGTTTCTTTTTGATTTCATCAATCTCTGTTGATAGTTCTTGTATTGCTTTGACAAGTATAGTTTCCAAATTAGTTGCTCCTATACGTTGTCTACCATCTGCTTCATCTTCTTGCCAAAGATCAAAACCATCTTTTATTTCATCATGTGCATCTATAACAGCTTTTACTTCTTGTGCTATAAATCCATGATTAACTTTATCATTCATAGTTCTTGTTTCTGAGCCTTCTTTATAAGCGTTTAGTTCTGGAGATATATCTTTTTCTTTTTTCCATCTAAAAGTAACTGGTCTTAAATCGTTTATAAAAGATAAACCCGCCTCTTGGTCTTGTATATCTTCTTTTAATCTTATATCAGAAGGAGCAGTAATCGTAGTAGCTCCAAAAGCTATATTAGAATCAACAGACCCATCACCAAAAGTAAAGTTACTATTACCTACGCAAGTTACACCTTGTCCCATTACAATTTGGTTAACGGCTCCAACTGCACTAAAAATAAGATCAGTGCCTACTGCAACATTTTGAGAACCTGTTGTTAGAGCGTCACCTGAAGCAACACCTACAATAGTATTATTATCACCTGTAGTAATTAGTCTTCCAGCGTTACTACCTATGCAAGTATTATTGTCACCAGAAGTTGCAGAGTTTAGTGCTATATCTCCTACAGCCGTATTATCTGCTCCTGTTAACGCTGAACCAGCAGCAGAACCGACACACACATTAGAGTTACCACAAGCAGCACTCAATGCGTTATAACCAATAGCTATGTTTTGAGTTGATGTAGTAAATCCATCACCAGCAAAAGGGCCAATCGCTACATTATTTGCTCCTGTTGTAGCTGAAATCATAGCACCTGTTCCAATAGCAGTATTGTAGTTTGCCGT